CCTGAACCTGCAGGCGGTGCACCAAGTGCTTTACCAGGCGCTCAATAAACACATAAATTCTTAATAAAGAACAAGTTTAGCCCATAAAGAACTGCGGAGGTTCTTGATCTTCTTGACGAGTATTCATTAATTGATCTTCAAGGTCTTTCTTTTCAGTTATACCTTGTGTCATTAATGTGTCATATTGTAAAGTACCACTACCAAATAACTGAGTGTTTTGAAACTTGCCGCGTGTGTTAGCAATATTAATCTTTACAAGAGCTTTTGCATATTCCATTACCCAACGTTCTTTAACTAAATCTTTAATTGGTCTTTCTAAACGACATGCAACCAATGCCCAATAACGACTATTACCCACTAGGTTTTTTATTGCAGGGTCAGGTGTAATGCGTAGTACCTGAGTGCGTGGATCAAATCGAAAATAAGGTTGTTGTGCAAATACTTTTTCACGCGTCTTTAACCAATCTTTTAATATGTGCCATGATATAACATCAAATGCCTTACTACCTAAAGAATAAGCAAAGTGCATTTGTTGGGCCATTGATTGTTCAATAGTAAACAGTGTATTAACCCCGTTATTAGTACCTACATTAAACGAAGTAACATCAATTACTTTCCTATAGTCATTCATATCTACGTCCCAACCAGATTGAAATGTAGAACTTAAACTCTGTACTTCTCTATTTAAAGTATTATTAATAAGGCTATCCATTCTTATACCTTGACCGGCTGTATAAAGTGTACTATCAAAAGCTAATAATTCTTCTGTACCGGGTGTAAATTTTGAATATAACTCAATAGCATAGGCTATCATATCATAGGTAGCCACACATGCTATTTCAAGATTAATTACAGGAGCACCTAATTGAAAAAAGATACGTTCTGCTAACATATCATAACTCTTAATTCTACTATTTAAATTTGTAGATAAGAAGTCAGCAGGCCCGGTTACTGGGTTGTTATTAAATGGTGCCGCATATTTAAATTGCGAAAAAGTATATGTACTACCAGGTAAAGCAGTTCCTTGGTCAATTTGAGCAATTACAAAATTAGTATTTTGACCGGTTAATGCTTGTACTTTACTATTAGTAACTGTACCCCCAGTAATGTCATTAACAAACCAACCACTTTGTACTTGATTTAAATTAGGTGCTGGTGGGCCGTCAGGGTTCCACTGATTAGTTGCAGACGCAGAAAACCCATTAATGCTAAAGAAATTTAGCGTATTACCGCTTATACTATTTACATTAGTATATGCTATAGTCGGATTATAATCGTATGCCATACGACTATACTTACTTATTGTCTAATAGTTTTAATAACGTATCCATTACTTCCTGTGCAGTTACAAAAGCATCTTTATTATAATCGCATTGTTCCCACAGCCAATATTGCTTTTCTCTTAAATATGTTTTATTTTTAAGCATATTAACATTACGAGTATATCCAAAAAGCTTTGGGTCTGATTGACCAAATATAACTATACCACGTGGTGATTTATAATATGCACACAAATGTTGTAAAAAGCTATCTACAGATATCCAGGTATCGCTTTTATCAATAAGATCTTTTATTTCAGTAAATTTAAGGTTCTGTTTAAATTCAGTTACACCCTCAATAGATTTATCTTTAGAGGAACCTATTTGTATTACTTTTATCTCAGATTGAATCATTAACTGAACCAGCTCTTTCCAATAAGGAAAGTTCTTAGGGTTTTCTTTACCATTACGTAATAATTGTGCAAAGGGACTAATGACTACTTGTTTCATGATGTGTATAGTTCTTTAAATGCTTCAGTTAAACTCTTTTTCCAATTACGCTGATCCATCCACCGATATATATTATGATCTTCTTCTTTTACAAATGTACATGCATCAGCTAGACTTACAACCTTGACATCTGAATCGTCCTGAAATATTTCAGGATAACATGCTCCAATGACTATTATATGCTTTTTAAATTTTTCTTTTATTGCAGGTAATGCCATTTTAAATGCATAGTGATCTCCAACCCCGCTATTTAACGGACAGAACTTATAATCATTAAATTTTATATTCCACTTTTTAACATACTCATCAAATATTCTATCATCTTGTTCAAATAGTTTTACTTGATGATCACTTCTTATACCACCAGCACCATACCTCATGTGCCAGGTCTTAATACCAGTTAACACTATTAGCTTCCACCCTGCTCGTTTCATTTCATACGTGAATATAGTCTCCTCTCTATGACCTACCTTAGATAGTCTTAAATCATAACCATGTTTAGCTGCTTCTTTACGAAACAAAAACGTACTACCCTGTAAGTGATCTACCTCTACTGTAGTATCTTTTTTAGGATCACACCACTGAATGTTCATACCTAAAGGCATATCCTTAATATCATTAGAAGCTAAGGCATGGTTGAGATCTCTTTTTGGATCTAAGATTAATGGACCTACCGCTCCAATTTTGCTATCGCTTTCACCGTGCCTAAGCAATCGCTCAAGAGTATCATTCTCCATTATATTATCATCATCTAAACGCCATATCCATTCTGTTTTAGTATCAGCAATTGCTCTTTGATGATTCTGTACCTGGCCTTTACGGTTACCAACCGTAATTTCCCAAGCAATACCCACTCTACTCATCAAAGATAATATATTTTTATAAATCTGGTCTTCTCTTAAATCTTCTAAAGTATCATTATCATCATATATAATAAGACGAGAGGGTTTTACAGTTTGATTTATTATAGATGTCAGTACTAAAGGTAGAGTGGAGTGGTGTCTACCCTTTGTAGACATTGTTGCTGTAACTTTATTTGTGGTCATTGTTTAGATGCTTGTATGTAAATGTTATCTTTATAAGGCTGTGTACCATGTACCTTAAACCCTACTAGTAATAATTTCTCTTTAATTACTTCAATAATAGAGGAAGGCACTAACAATACAAGTCTGCCTTCTAATTTTAATACTCTGTACCACTCTTTAAGATAAATTTCTAAATCTTGTATTGGTATTTGTGTAAAAGAATCCATAACAGCTATTTCACTTACTGTATTATCTTCGAATTTTAAATCGTGCCAATACAAAGCAATATCACTACTTTTATTAGTACCATGCACATTTACATAACCACCGTGCATGTGCATATAACAATTATCAGTTAAATGCAGTTTTATATTTTTGTTGTATCTTTTTAAATTAACTAAACTATTGCGTTTAAAAGTTACAGTGCTATAATTCTCAATATTTTCAAATGTGCCTTCTGCATAATGATATATTGGATAGTTGCCGGAAACCATCTTACCACCCTCTTTTTGTAGATTTGTATTGTATGGTACTACTTGTACTTTATAACCCTTTAATTGAGCTTTAATACAAAAGTCTATATCTTCACCGCTACCAGGAGAGAACACCTCGTCTAATAACCCCAATTCATCAAACAAGCGTTTCGGTATCATAGCACAAAAGAATATAATAAACTTGTAATGTGTTATTCTATCATCTTGCCAAAGTGGACCAGTAACACCCATTAATGGGTCATTCATAAATGGTTGCTCAAGCATTAATAACCATTCATCTTTACGTTGTTCTAACAATACAGTGTCGTTGTTCAATGCAACGATGTATTCCCCTAAAGCAGCTTTAATACCAAGGTTAGTTGATTTAGTATAACCCAACCCCTCTTTTATCTCGATAAGTTTAATATTTGAGTATAAATTTGTTAAACTATTAACATAATTTGCTGTGTCATCGATGCATCCGTTTGCAACCACAATAACTTCGGTATTTTGCAAATCTGTATATTTAATAATACTTTCCAAGCATGGTTTTAAGAAATCTTCTAAGTGATTGTATGTAGGTATAACTACACTATATTTGGGTTTGACCATGCTTTATATTATAATATACCATAGAAAAAGCAAGGAGTTACATAAATAATATAGCACATGTTACTTAAGTTAATAACGCAAAATCCAATTACTGAAGGTCTTGATTACCTAATTGAAGAAGGTAACAAGGATAAGCCATCGACGATGTACATTGCTGGTACGTACATGGTAGCTGGTGAAAAGAACCGTAATAATCGTATTTATAGCATTGAGGAAATGTCTAAAGAAGTAGATCGTTATAACAGCGAATTTGTTAAAACAAGTCGTGCTTTAGGCGAACTTGAACACCCACAAAGTGCTACAGTTAATAGTGAAAGGGCATGTCACCTTATTACCGAGTTGCGTATGGATGGTAATATTTGCCGTGGTAAAAGCAAAGTATTAAGTACTCCTTTAGGTGAAGTACTAAAAAGTTTAATTAGAGATGGGGTTAAAGTTGGTGTTTCTTCTAGAGCACTTGGTGAACTTGAAGAAAAAGGTGGTGTTAACCACGTCAAGAACATGAAATTAATTACAGTTGATGTTGTTGCTGATCCATCCGCTCCAGGTGCATTTGTTGATGGTATATTAGAATCAAAAGCTTTTATTCTCAAAGGCAATGGCTTGTATGAAGAAGTATACAACACACTTGAAGGTAAGCTTAAATCTTTACCAAAGAAAGATATAGATCTCTATTTAAGAGAGCAAATTATACAATTTATTAATTCAATTAAATAATATGAATACAAAACAGACAATCTCTAAGTTTATTAATCATGTAACTCGTAATGACTTTAAAAAAGCTGACATACAGCTTGCAGCCATTGTTAACGAAAAAATCAAACAACGGATTATAGTAGCAGACAAGAAACTTTCAACACAGGATAAGTAAACCCCTGTTTTTTACCATCAATTTATATAAGTAATACTAACATATATGAGCCAAGACATTAATTCTCTTTTAAAAGAAGCTACTAAGGATTTACTCTCAGAAGAAACCTTAAATGCTATATCCGTAGCAATCGAAAAGAAAGCTGAAGAAAAGATATCCCTTGCTGTAGAAGCAGCTTTAGTTAAACAAGATGAAGAATATGCTTCTAAGCTCGTAGCAGTACTAGAAGCAATTGATGCTGATCATACTGAAAAGCTTGATAAGATTGTTGCACGTATTGACGAAACACACAGTGCTAAGTTTAAACATGCTTTAGATTCAATTGACAACTCTCATAGTGAAAAGCTAGTAAAACTTGTAAAGCTCTATGAAAATGCTTTAAACAACGATGCAAAGAACTTTAAAGACACATTAGTAGAACAACTTTCAAATTATATTGATCTATATATTGATAAAGCAATACCTGCAAAGCAAATTGAAGAAGCTACACAAAATGCCCGTTCTCGTAAAATTGTTAACGAAGTAAAACGCTTAATCGGTCTTAGCGATGAATTTGTAAATGAAAACGTTAAAGAAGCTTTAATTGATGGTAAGAGTCAAATTGATGAAGCTAATGCACAAATTAGCAAACTTCAAGGACAAATTAAACTTATTACTGAAAAAGCTGAAAATGCTGAAAAACAATTGTTCTTAGAAAAGAAGCTTGAAAACTTCCCAAAAGCTAAAAAAGACTATATGGTTCGAGTTCTTAGCGAGAAGAAAATAGAATCCATTAAAGAAAACTTTAATTATGTTGCAGAGATGTACGACAAGAAAGAAGAAGATGAAGTACAAGTTCTTAAGGAATCTGCACAAACAAAAACAAAGGGCGTTGATGTTTCGCAACCAAAACAAGTAATTAAAGAGTCTAAATCTTATTCTTCAGCTGAAGCAGATGCTTATGAGGGTGCACAACAAGTTGCTAACCTCTATGTAACTGAATTTACTAAGAAAAAGTATTAATAAATAAATCAGATTTTTTATCAAAAGCCTCCAGAAATGGGGGCTTTTTTTATAAGTATTTACTTAATAATGAAGTACTGCTATGTACTTGAGGTATCGTTAGTTTAAAAATATATTAGTTATGAAATCAATCAAACCTTCACAATCTTACATCAATCAAGATCGTGCAGCTAGCTTACTCAAAAAGTGGGCTCCGTTGCTCGAGCATGCTGATGATGCAACTCCTGCGATCAAAGATGATCACACAAAATTAAACACCGCTATTCTTCTTGAAAATCAAGAGCAGTGGTGCTTAGGCGAAGCTTCCAACACCGCTGGTGCTGGTGGAGCATTCGGTACTGCAAACTCAATGGGTTACGGTGGCAAACCATCAGGTGACTTTTATGCAACGGGTGATGCTCGTCTGCCTAAGATCCTCATTCCGATGATTCGTCGTACTTTCCCAGAGTTAATCACAAACGAAATCGTTGGTGTACAACCTATGAGCGGTCCTGTTGGTCTTGCTTTTGCACTTCGTTATAGGTACGATTCAGATCCACTCGGAGCTACTCGTGCATATAACGGTTATCCACCTTATAATGCTGCTAACACTCAACAAGGCTGGACAAGTGCTTCAGACGGTGTTGAAACAGGTTGGAA